ATCAATTGAGAAAACAGCGCCCTTTGTTGGGGAACCGACGCCAGGGATTGTGCGCTCTGGACCGTCCCACACTATTTTAATATTATCAATATTCATCCTGTGTCTACCTCCCATACGGCTGTTACAACGGCCCATTGAAAATGCATTGTCTCACTTTCCATTTCCTTATAGCTATACTCCACATTTAAAGCAGTCATCATCAAAACTGTATTGTTGAGACTTGGATCTGACCATAACGCATCGAATAAAACTTCAATATATGATTCAAGATTTTCTTCGCACGTAGCGCCTGAGAAATCATTCGCGGCCTGTACAATGAATCGCACAGTGAGCACCCCTCTCCAACTTGTACTATGATGACCTAGACTATTAGGATCATACTCAATCTTAGCGCGATAGATACCGAGCCAAGGCGTATTATTAGGATCAAGATTCGCAAATTCTGAACGCTGCACTGTTATCTGATTCTGCAAGATATCAGGATTTGTTTTTAGTAAATCCTCAATCTCTTTCGTGATGTCTGATACATTAATCATGTTCGTCTTTCAACCCTTTTGAGCGTTACTCCAACAAAGTCTTCAAGGATCTCTCGCACATCTTTTTTTACTTCACTGCCTTTAGGCAACATGCGCCTTACTGGCAAAGCCCCTTCACCTTCTTCATGCTTCTCTGCATAGGGTAAGTCTGAACCAATGCCCGCATCATTCTTAGTAGCAAATGGCACAAAGCTCAACCTCAATCGCCCTGTATCTTGTAAAAGTTTAGCACTTGGATCTAACAATGCCCTGAGATTGAACTCAGAGAATGGCGACCAACCACCCACCTTGCCACCTTCTGTTCTAAAGTTCTGCTGTACCCATTGATCAAGGAATATAGAAACTCTTTTCCATGCTGGCTTAGACTCTTTAAGATCCTTGCGTGCCTCGTTAACTCTAGTACGCAGTTTCTTCAGATCAGGATCAACTGATATTTTAGTCTCAATAGTCATAAAAATCCCTTTCATCATACTCATCTTCAATACGATCAGCATCTATGTTCTGATCTTCTATGGGGATCACCCCAAATGTATTGTGATAGTCTTTTGTCGTTGACCAGGGGGCATCACCCGCTGTGAACATCGCATCGCCACTGGTAGTGATCATGGTAGCTGTGCCATCAATTAGTTCCCCAACGCGCTTATCAAGATAATCAAGAATCACCTTGGCCTTTTTCGTATCTGTATACATTATCGACTTGGCATAGACCATATCGATTGATAAATCTTTGATTGTCAGATTATTGCTGCTAAAAGGCACTGTATAAGCCCCAGCCAATCGTCCTTCAAGCTCAGTCTCAGCATAGTCAAGATAAGCACTGCCTACTTGATTAGCCCCTCCTTTAGCAGCTACATTTGGATAGCGTTTAATGACATCATCCCATTGTATGTATCTACTCATTAGTCCACCTCCCCTTCAACTACTTGAAACGGTATACGCTTCCTATAAGGTCTATTGGATATAACTGCTAAAGTATCCGCAACGTAGAACCCAGGACCATATGATGTTGTATGGAGATGATAATACTGTCCAGTAGCAGAGCTAATCATGGCAGCACTGTCCACAATTGTTTCTGAGCCCGTATATACAGACGCCGCAAGGGATGCAGGCGTAATGCCTGAATTGATCCACGTTATTTCAATTGTGTTTCCCTCATTTATCTTTTTCATACGTATCCCCTAATGGAACAACCTTATACCCATTTCAATCGGTGCTTCATTTATTTCCATAGTTGTGATACCAGTTGTCGCATCCATCCAAGCAAGCCATTCTGTAAATGTTTCAACATCAATCAATCCCTGATCTACTCTACTTTGTATTCCTGCTACCAATAAAAGAAACTCACTTTCCAGCCATTCTGTTGATCCACTGGGTGATGAAGCAACAAACTTATGCCCTAATAATAAAAGTGTTGCACCTGCATTAATGCATTCATCAATCGCAACCAAAGCTTCGGTAGCATCAGCAACAAGGGAATCACCTGCCCCCTGGCCCAATGCTCTAGTGCGCAATCTATATGGATCGTCAATGCCGTAAGGTGCCGGATAATTTAATTTATCTGCCGATGATCTACACGCTACAATTCCTTTGCTTGCTAGCAAAGGTATTACACCTAATAGATAGTCATCACCTGCAATTGAATCAATCTGCCCTAATGGGTAAGAGAAAAACTCGTTACCTCTTACCCATCCACCAGCTTGGAAAATAGTAAGATTCTCATCAAGCAATGTTTCAATCTGTGCCAATGTCATCGTGTTGAATCCATCCCCACCATGTCCACCAACATCCCAACCTGCGGCATACAACGTGTCAACTTCTGCTGCGGTAAGGAAGTTCACGCCACCATCTGAGTCAATAACATCGCCAGGGATAAACAGCGTTCCTTTAAGTCCACCCATTTGCTGATAGGCCCAATATCCATCATCTGCGCCATCATCGAAATTCATTAACAGCTTGGGCCTTGATTTATAATCAATCATCATCGGCCCGATATAGACAGTCAGTATGTCACCTGCTGCCTTTCGTAAATCCATACCGACCTTATAAACAGTAGTGTAGTTATTTATCGCGGCATCACCAAAGCTGGCGTTTTCATCACCTTTAATTACAGCCATGAAGTTCCAACCGTCTTTGGCTATGGTTGGGCTGAACGGTCTATAATTGTAATAATGATCACCTGTGGATGATGGATCTATATATATATTAAGAGTCCAGCCTACGCTATCAATCTTTGCCGCTTCACCAGCGGGGAGATAAAACCACCAACCAAAAGTCTCAACATCAGACCAATCCAATGGCGATCCTGCCAGGTTTGTTGATGTCAAAAATCCCTCGTTAACTTCTGCGCTACCTAAAATTGCTTTAATGCAATAATCCAACCCAGATTCAGAACGCACATTATCAGTACTTAGCTCAATAGTATTACCTGCTGATATAGACAACCCTGTAAGTGAGTCACAAGGGACTATGACCTCACCTGCATCTATCTGGTAATTAGCTGTCCCATGTATCTTATCGATATTCAATGCCATTTTAATAAAGCCAATAGCAGTAGATGCAGATGTTAAAGTTTTAATTAATTGGTCATAGGTAGTGATGTCTTCATGCAGTAATCGCACCAACATGGTAGTTCTAAACAATGAATCAGTGATGTCTATAGAATCCGATAAATTACGTTCAATAACTAATCCAGCAAAAACAGACCGAATCAAGGCATCAGTGGTATCGATTGCACTGAATAGTTTTCTGAATATTTCTTCCTGTACTCTTAGTTCATCACTAACACCAGTTGTCTCAGCAAACCGTCTATAGAGTTCAAGAGAGCGATTAAGCAGATCATTAATATTAATATTATCCTGCAACGTCCGTTCAATAATTGTGACGCCGCCAAGTGTAATAGTGCGTATGATGGCATCTGCTATTTCGATGTTATCTTGCAACAATCTAAATAATTCTGTATCACGTCCAATTAAATCAGTAGTAGTTAATGATTCAACCAATGCCCTGAGTGCTATGATATAACGCTCATCTAAATCTACGACTTCAACAGAGTCAGATAAGGTACGCTCAATAACAAGGCCACCAAATACGGAACGTGTAAGACTATCAAGCGCATCAATAGAGTCAATTAATGATCTGTAATGCAAGGCTTCAACTAATAAACTATCGTTTGCAGTGATAGAGTCTGCTAATACCCTATCGTGCAGAGCTTCAATCTTTATAGCATCAGAAACTGATAGTGAGTCAGAAAGTGTCCTATCAAGAATGACGCCTTGAATTATGCTAATGATAGAATCAAGAGTATCAACAGAATCAGATAACAATCTGTTCTTCAATGTCTCAATCAAAACATTGTCGTTGGTAGCCAATGCTTCAAATAATGCTCTATTGTGTAACGCTTCTATACTTAAATTATCAGTCACATCCAGAGAATCTGAAAGTGTTCTATCTAAAACAACACCTTGAATAGTTCTGATAATAGTATCGATAGCATCAATAGAACTTAATAGCTGTCTATAATGCAAAGCTTCTGCAGCTAAATTGTCTTGTGAAGTTATAGCTTCAGAAAGTGTGCGCTCGTAATTAACGGGGCCAACTGCTTCAGGAAAAGGTATAAAAATATTAGCAGGTTTTAAATACTGATAAGGATCAAGCCTGATTTGCTCAATTTCATAATCTTCTAATGGACGGTTGAAAAATATAGATCGATAGATATTGCCAACATAGTCAGCGGAAACCTGACCTATTCCCAACCTCCATTCCTGGTCAACATCTACATACTCATTAAAGGCATTGCCCATGTCAGATGATTTCTGACCATCTAAGAATAGATTTTTTACTGGCGATCCGCTTCTATCATCTACCTTTCCAGCAAGGAAAAAAGGTTTATCGTAGGTAATCCCTGTTGTGAAAGTAGTTAGAGATTGTGACCAAGACCCTCCACTATCACCTGTTAGAAATTGAAATTCATCAGTGTTATTGTTTTCCTTGGTTATACGTATGACACGGACACCAGGTAATTCTGATCCTCTTCCTAAAATGGTTCTAACCGTATTTGTCGCTACATCTGGTAATTCAGCCAGAAATATCCATGTAAAACCATTGTTATTATTAGCTGATTGAAAATCGGGATGGTTTGGAGTTCCTGCCCAATCATCAGAAATTGTGCAATTGAGACATTTTCCAGCTTGGCCAACTTGCCATGTAGCATCGCCATTTAATGTGAGTGGTTTATTTCCGACAATATCGGGATTGCCATCCAATAAGGAATCGAATTTTAAACCACGGGTTATTGATAAAGACCAGTCAACCTCCACATTCCCGATGGGCTTTACACCAGGTACAAGTAATCCAGGTTCAAAAAATAGTTTATTTAAATCAGGATATCCCATTAGACATTAGCCAGCCTACCAGTATAGACATCTAAGGTATTGCCACTCCCCGCCGTACTTACATTGAGTTTATTACCAACATAAAACTTAACTTTGAACGGCGGCAACATAATCATATTACTTATCACACGTTTTGCTGCTGATCCTGTAGGAACTGGAATCGTACCAATCAACGTATTTCTGTTGGTTCCATCAATAATAGGTGCCTCCTCATAATTTGTGCCATCTGGCGCTCTAATCATATAAAGCTGCAGTAAAGGAATTCCCGTTGGGTTGAGTGAACCAAGGTTAATCTCCACAAATGCATGCGGATCAAGATTATTTGAATTATCAAGTTCGGTAGAAGCTCCTGATAGTGTATCATCCCCCAAACTGTCAAGGACTGTACTTGCTAAATTACCTCTATCTGTAAATGCTTCCCACGGAAAATTAGACATTATGAATCCCTCGCTGCTATCCAATCCTGTTCAGAAATAACTGTATCAAACCCCCATAGGTCTTGTGCCCTACTGCCATCAACATCAATTAAATCTAACATTGCCGCATTCATAGCTGTACGATTGGTTGCATGCCAAATTGAATTTGTTCCGTCACCTTCCGCATCTGTTAGCTGTAATCGTAAATCTGAGGTAACTTCCATTGTTTCTTCACCACCCCCATCTGATCCAGTTATCCATGAAAGCCACGGTTGTTCATCGATTCCTAAATTAGCATAAGCACCAAGAGTGGTCGCACTTCTAACAACACTTTGTGCTATGAATGGTTTAGAAATTGTGTAAGCGGACCTTTTGAGATTTATAACATCCAATACACCTATTTGTGTAATAGTAGGATCGTAACCTAAAGTATCAGGATCGGTATTTACTTCTGATTTAAGTTGCGATAAATGAGTTGGATTTGTTCTATCAAAATCAGCGTATGCTACAAATGAAATGAGCAATAATAATAGAAACGTAGTTATTTTCATTGTTTTCCCCTTACAAGTTATGCGAACCTATCTGAATCTCAACCTGTACTTTCAAGAAATCAGAATCATTCAACGTTGCGTCAACACTGTTGACATGATTACCGAGAATACCGGACCCTGAGTTTGCATGATTACCTAGGCCAGCCGAAGCAAGTGCCACGCCAGAAATACTATCGGCATTACCGGCCCACGTAGCTACCAGCACCATTACTTCTTTGGACGAAGCAAGTGTTGCAGCAATCTTACGATGCACTTCACCTATGCCAGCTTGTGTAGAACCAAGACTACCAGCATCAGTTTCTGAACCTATGATGATGTACTTAAATGGTGACGTGGTATCGAGCACACCGCGTGAAGCCAGTGCATCAAGGCCAATAGCTGTCACAATGTTATTAACTGCATGCTCTTCGATACTGCCATCTGCACGGGTAATTTCAATCTTTACACGACCAAAGGGAGCAACATTGTCATGGTGCTTAGCAGCTCCTGGACTAATCGCCTCTTTAAATTTACTGAGTATATTAGAAATACCTGCTTTCATAATTTTTCACCTTCTCATCTACAATTGCATCCATAAACAAATCAAGATGTCTGCGGTTTAGAAAATGTCCCTGTACTGGCAATGCCTGTTCCAAGTGAACTCCACCGTTTAATTTACTTGCATCTATCTTGAACCCGAAATCAAACCCAACCCCAACAATCCTGGTTAACGTGCTATAAAACTCCAACCCATCAACCAGCATCTTTATTTCTTCTGCTGCCAGTAACTCTTCGTAAATCTGTATCCCTTCCTGCGCACGTTCAATCATAGCTGGCGAGATTTGACCACCATTGAATCGCATTTCCTGCTCACACATCTGCGCCATATCCCGCAGCCACAAGAACTTACCTAATAAGCGATCAGGGTTTTCTTTTCTATCCCAATCCAGCAAACCGATATTGCGATTAAAACGATCAATTCGTATGTCTTCGTTCTTATACGCATTGTGAGCAATAGAGATAATGCCGTGCAGGATCATTGCCGAACCTACGCCCTTATTCATTTCAATCTCTGGATGTTCATGCACCTTGCCAAAAAACTTAATGCCGCGATGATTACGAAACAAGCGGCAAGGATAATCCGTTTTAAGAACGCCCAAAGGCTGCATTGAGAAATGATGCTGTGCAATGCCATAGCCATTGAACTGATTGTGGCGCAAGAACATATTGAGAGAATTCTTATCTACATGTAATTCTTCATCAGCATCGAGCCACAAGATCCATTGACCAGAAGCCTTTTCAATTGTCATATTGCGCGCTGCATCAAAGCCGATTTTAGTTGGCGATTCAACTATAAAACTTTCAAAAGACTTTTCTGGCCAATGATTAAACATATACTGCTCAATCACATTTATAGTATTGTCAGTTGTTTCTTTATCAATCCCAATGATCAGCTCATCTACAATAGGCATCGCACTTTCCAAGCACTTGCGGATTGTGCTTTCAGCATCCCGCGCAATCATGCAAAGGCTGACTGTTTGCTTAGGGGCTAATTGCTGCAGCTTGCGCTCATAGTTGACCTTACCCACCTTGCCCTCAAACTTATTGAAGGTGGTGACATAAGAACCAAACAAAGGGCTAACAGGTACATTGACCACACGGAAATCAGGAAACTCCTTATACTTGTCATGCAGATCTTCACGCTCAAAATGATGCACGTGCGCACGCCAGGGCCAATGCTCCTTATACCCAATGGCTTCCCATGGTCCCCAGGGGGTAGTCTCAAGGAAAGTGCCTTCAGATTTAAGATAATCATTCAATACTTCAACCATCGTTGCTGGGTCTGCTACATGTTCAAGCACCTCGGCAGCAATGATCATGTTGAAGTCTAGTGGCGAGTCTGGTTGCTCCGATCCATCTGCCCATTCAACCGCAAGTTCTCTTCCCTTAATCTGGCCTGCATAGAATCGGACATTGGTGAGTCCTTCATCGTCTGCCCACTTTCTGGCTTTGTCGATGTTTGATTGGCAGATGTCGATGCCGACGAAGGTTTTATTTGGGAATCGTTTCGCCAAGTTAACCGTATAGTGACCATGAGCACAACCGTAATCAAGAATAGAGCTGTCAGCAGGAAGGGCACCAACAATACCAGAAACATACTCGAAGCGAGAATTGTTATCGAGATTTTCTGGCCCATACTCAACGCCCCTATCTGTTTCATATTGGTAGTATGTTTCATAATGACCTCCCCAGTCTTCTTCTTGTGTGAATGCGTAGCACTCTTTGAGTTCATGTAACTTAGCATTGATGATGCCATTGTCGAGTGTTATTGCAGGATTTGGATCTTTTCCTTTAGAATAAAGCGCATAGATATCACTATTCTCAATCAAGTGGGATATGACAGCGCCTTCATCTCGCGTAAGATCCCAGAACAAGTCTTCAACCTGTTCTTGTAGGCACTTGGCAGAGAGCCTCCAGGTTTTGGTCTTGGCTGCTTCTAGTTGAGCAACCGAGTAATCTTTTTCTTTTGATTCGTGTAAGTTAATAGTAACATTAACAAACTTTTCAACATCAACCTCACCATCTTTCAATGGGATCAGTATCGACCCGCTGCCCTTGCATGTTTCAGGCAAGGCTGCATGCTCACTGGATATGAACGGTAGGCCAGCCGCCATTGCTTCCATCGCTGTGATGCAGCTCACTTCTTCAAACTTAGTCGGATAGACCAGAGCATCACATTGACGCATCACATCAGCTAGTTCCTGCTTAGTCAATGAACCGAGGTTGGTTACATTAGGCAACTCTTCGCAACGCTGCCACAATGCTTCATAAAGCGGTTTCATTTTTGCAGTCACATTGTCATAGGCACAAACGTATAAATGAAATCGTTTATCGATCTCCCAAAGCCGTTCCATAATGCCACCGGGTTTGACATGGTTCTCAAGGCCACGTTCAGGGCGGGAAGAGTAAAGAAGATGTATTCTATCAGGATAACCTTCCAATAGATAAGCATCGGGATTGTCTTTAGTTAATTCACCCTCAAACAAGCTCAGGTCAATACCATTCCGCAATACCGATACAGCCGCTTTTTCAAAGCCATACACATCGCAGATCTGTTGCTTGTGGCAATCACTAACGCATAACACACGGTCAATATTCCACATGTGAGAGTTGGCATGTGGTGCCATGCGATGTAGCGCCAAATCATGCAGCCACCAAAAATTAAGCTTACTGGCGTACTTGGTTGCAAAGGCGGCTGGATGACGTTGGATAATCAATACATCGTGGGGTGTATGCGTAGCGTAATAAGTGAAATCACGGCCCAAAGGTGCGTTCTCATTAATCTCACCCGATGCAACATAGTTAACACCATCGAATTCACCACACCCTTCTCTTGGCATATTGGTGAATAGCGTTACCTTATGACCGAGCGCAGCAAGCCCTTTGGCCATGTAATAGGCCGCCGTTTCACTTCCCCCTAAAGAACGCTCGTTAATGGTACCCCCATTAAAGGGCATACCCCCACAATGCATGACTATAAACATTTTCAGTTCTCCTCTTTTGCTAGTAGCTGATCGATGATCATTATTTCTTACCCTTAGCTTTGGCTTTTTCCGATTCTTCTGCAACACGTGCTTCTTCACGTGAAAGCATTTCTGCTTCTTGCTTTTCAGCCAATTCCTTTTCAGCCTTGCGTTGTGCTTCAGTACGCGCACCACCAACTCCGAATGATACTGGGTCTTCGTTGAAGCGCCTCATTTCTTTGTCCCTGTTAGGGTCCTTCATATGCGGTTTTAGTGGCATGCTGTTCTCCTGTTAATAGTTTATTTCAATCCAATCATTGCTAAGAAGATCTGTTTGTGATGCTAACCATGGGACAATCTGCCCATCATCCGTACGCATATCTACATGAGCATGGTATTTAATTTCAGTTCCTTCTGGATAAATGCCCAACAATGGAGGACGATTTACTTCAAATGTCGATCCTGGGACCAAGAAAATAAACATGCCCTTGCCGTTCCACCCTGCACGCATTACTTTCTTACCCTTCTTCAACAACTCCAATGCTTCACTAAATGTTAGTCCTGGTTCCATATATCACCTCGTAGGTTAAAGGCCATCCGTGGCCACGATGTATCCTAGTTTAGGTTGAAGATGTGACCGCTGTAACAAGGAAGCTATAACTAGCCCCTGTTATACGTTCGTCCTGGTAATACCCTTCTTCGATCAACTCACGTTTACGAATTGAGTCATAAGGATGGCGTTCCACCTGCATATTTGGAATCCCCGCAGTAGTCCAACGCATGGAGTACATAAAAGAAGGCACAAAGATACTTGGTGAAGGTGGTGCGTAGTACACCAGTACTTCATCGTTCCAGATCTGAGATAGTGCCTCTGTTTGGCCTTCTGCAGCGGTATTCTGATACGCACGGCCAACGTGGATGTTCTCAACTTCAAGTAGTTGGGCCACTTCAGCTGTACTAACATAGCCACCGCCATTATTGGTGCCGTTGATCAGATTACGAACAGTATCGTTACGGCGTAAATTACGCCATGCCATCTCACCAAACACAATGTTATTGGGGCGAAGGCCATTGGTATCCAGCACGACATCAATTGCTGTGTTCATATCTGTCAGCGGATCTGAGTTTGTGTAATCAGTCCAGGCAGATGTGACAGCGGCAGATGAGCCAACATTGGTAGTGCTAGTCACCTGCAATGCCAAACGGCGTTCCCAGTCCATAGACAGCTTGGTCTTTAGGAACTCAGCGGCACCATTGAACAACTTCTGCACGTAGATAGGATCAGCATTGAACTTGTCCTCAATATTTACGCCATGTGAAAGCGCGTAATTATTGCAGTAAAAGCTCAGGCTCGATACATCACGTTCAACTTCGTTAGCAGCAGTACCAGGGGCACGCGCTGTTTCATCAATACGCAATAGATCACCACGACTGAACTCAGGAATTGACCCAGAGATATTAGGCGTGGGAACAATTGGCGCGATCATGTCAGCAATCATGCCTTCAGGGCGATAATCCAGTGCCACATTAGACAATGGTATGTCGACATGAAGTTCTCGACCGACAGCAGCAAAGTGGACTTTTTTCAACTTATTCATCATAAACCTCCTTTACTGTCCATCGAATGTTGTGGTTGCAGCACGGAAATCACCCCAAAACTCAAAGTGATCGCCAGAAGCAACAGCCGCATTCGTATTTTTACCACAAGTCCCAGTACCAGAAGTAACGGTGATCAGGAACCCACCCGAGGCAACTTTGACACGAGCGCCAGCCGCAACAGCTGCCCCTGCAATGCCCTTCATTTTGCCATCCACAGCAACAGAGGCGTGCTCACCACTTTGAGGCTTGTTTTCCAACACCCCAAGTGCAGTATCATTCTCTACTGCCAGTGTGCCATCTATTTCAATGACACGATTTTGAAAGCTTGAAAGATCTGCACCCGCGATAAGAGTTTCGCGCGTACGTTGTCCTTTAACAGCCATGATAGTACCCTCCCCTTAATCGCCGATTGAGCCAGTAGCCCGGATATGCTGCTTAGCCAATTCTGGCTTTTCGCGCATCGCTCTTTCGAGTGCCGTGCTAAAGTTCATGCCTTGATTGTTATTCTGAATCTCCAACGCTCTTGTATTAAGAGCATCACCAGCATCATCTGCTGTCTGGTCGTCATGAGATCCACCCTGCGATTGATCACGAGAAAAGTCAGTCACTTTATTGTCCTCAATCAGTTTCTTAACCGCTTCGATGTTGATACCAATAACGGCCTCATCATCACCCACATTAAGCAGTGTTGTGAAGTTGTCTTTCTGAACCGGCGTGATCTTCATTTCCTTCACAGCCGTTTCAAAAATCTCAGTAACAGTTTCACGAGCAAACTTGACCTTTGTTACATTCTCAGCATCAAGTCGCGTCGCTTCATCACGCTCGAACTTGGCCACCTTGTCACTAGACTCAGCAGATTCCTTTTTCTGCTTATCTAATGCGGCTTCCAATTCTGCGATTCGTTCTTTGTCACCCATATTAGGTTCCTCCAAATCATCATTAATAGAGATAGAGCTGAACACGACATGTCTTGATGCAGCCAATCGATTTGGAGCTTTATCAATGTAGTGGTCTAAATCAGCCAAAGTGTTTACTGCCGGTAAGTCAGCACCAAGAAGTGCAACCCCTGACAGGACAATGGAATACTGAGTGCCTTTGTGTTCGACACCAAAATCCAATTCTACAGATACCTTTCGATAACTTTTCTGATTGATAGCACTGAAAACAATTTCAGGCATATCAATAAACTCTGCGAAGAGCTTAGGTTTTCCGTCTGAGCCATTGGCCACATAGACATCGTTTACCCAGCCGAGTGCGTGCATACCATCAGTGATGTCCTGCTCTTCATTGTGCCCCATTTTTAATGGGACCTTGTGTACTTCTTTCAGAGAATGGAACGCCGAAGCAATAGCATTGAGATCATTTACCGTAAAAGGAATCCCATGCCATACGCCAACAGCGAATATCTCCACTGGTAAACCTTTTATTTCTTTGTCGTCATTTTCAAAAATATATGGTTTAAAGAGTACCACATCATCTTTTGCAGCTTTTTTTAAAGCTATATTTAAAGCTGTCTGTAAATCACTATCAGTTTTAAGCAATTCATCAAAACCTGCAACTTCCCCTGTAAACTGAGCATTGCACACTGCCGCCCGTTGCGATTGGTCGGGATACTCTTCATTCATCAAATCATTGCCCATGCAACGAGATAGAAAATCATCTTTATCTTCACCTTCGTTCGGTTTAAGTAGTGGCATACCTAAGCTCTCCTTATCAATGGCACCACAGTATCACCAATGCTAGTACCGTCGTTTACAGAATGATGACAGGGACCGCAGAGCTTATAAGGCCCAGTGCGTAGTGCTATGCCATCTACCAAATCATCAATTGTCCCCATCACACCGCAGCCATCACTATCGAAACAACAACGCGATACACGGCCGTCACTGAACACTGTGGCGCGTCCGTTAGGTATCCAAGGACAAGGTGCATTCTTAGTGTCTGCAGTGACCGGCCAATCCAGCTGCCCCGCCCAATCTACCGAGGCTGTCCAGGCACCTTCGCTCAAACCTCTCAATAAGCCGTATTCATTAAACCAACGAATGGCATCAGCCGCCTTTTCTGGTCGATGTGGTGACACCCATACAGCGATACGGCTTTGTGCTATGCCTTGTACCATCTTACGAGTGACACCAACGCCATTGGTACTAAGAACTAAAAAGCAGTCATCACCAACGGCTTCACGTGCCATGTTCACGTAATCAACAAAACGAGGATGCATAGTGCTCTCACCAATGCCAGCAAGGTTCAATTCAGACTGAGTGCCTTCTTTAACAAATCGCGCAGCCACTTCTAGGCTCTTGACATAGGTGCTGTGATCCATGTCCTGCTTCGCACGTGGCATCTTCTTATGTACGCAATACTTACAAGCCAAGTTACAACGACTGGTCATTTCAATCTGGTGCAATGCACGGACTCTAAGGTCACTCATGATCCCATTCCTCTTCTATTGCGTTTAATCGCTGGTGTGCATTTATCTATAGCAGTTATATTAATTTCAGCTTTATCTCTAGTAATATATCTTTCACTTTCATACACTTCCAAAAGCCTTCGTTTCTGACTAACAGCAATCTTACGTATTTCTTGGCTAGTAACCTTTTGATTACCATTCTGGTTATCCTCAAAACCAATGCTCATCTGCGTCAAGAACACAACGTCTTTTATATATTGCTTAAACTCAACTAAGTTTTTCACGCTGCTGCTTCCTCATAGAATTGCACAAAGCTTTCTGGCACTTTTGCCATCATTGCATCAGTAATCTCTGCCTCATGAGTTCCTGCTTTAGAACCTGTTTCCGTACTCACACTCCAATCAATTTCAAAATCTTCATCTATTACTTCCATGATCTTAGCCGCTTGCTTTTCCCTGATATCGTAATTGTCTAAGTGCAGAAAATAAACCTCTTTGCAAAGTGGTACTAGTCCCATCATAGCTTGCCATTGTGTATGAAATCTCTCAATATTCGTCGTCACTGTATTCCGTAATTCATGCGATAACAAGCATCGTGCCGGATGCCTAAGACTAACGAATGTTGGGTAGTTTTCCATGTAGTACGTCCAATTCTTAATCGTATTAGGATGAAAGTGATCCATTATAGCGAGCTTATGGTATGCAGTATGTGCCATCTCTTTAGGCGTTACCGATGCAGAGCAATACTGGAAGTTCTTCAAGATGCGCTTGCACATGAAGTTATGCCCTGTATGTGGAACTGATGGTGCGGCTATGATCACTGGAAACCCTCCAGAGGTTCGTTCTGTACGTCCCAGGTATTGATATCAATCTCATCACGTGCAGTAACAGGAATCAATAATGATCGACAATTAAAATGATTAGGTGGCCGGTACACATCCCATTCACTCGATCCTGCTAATGCTTCAAACGGTTTGTTATTAGGGCTTGTCTCGCCACCTAGCTCTCTGCATATAGGAGTTGTACGTCCATCTAGTATAGCTGAATAAGATAAGGCCGTGACGAAGCCACCAAGATCAGGGTCAGTAAAGAAATTGAACCGAGATTCATTCATAGAATCGAATAGGTTTGTCCTGACCGTTGTTTCTAATCTTGCTGATGGGTTCTTAACATCCAGGGCTGCGCCCAACGCCTCTTCTGCATCTTCACGACTGATCAATCCTTTCGTGGCGAAGGTGCTGTATATATCATCGACTATCTCATCTGTTGTTTTGCTGAACTTAATACCGTTGAATAGTACATTCTGAATGATGCTTAATGAATCAGTAGACAATTTACCTGCCATGGTGAACTCTCTTGCCTTGAGGTAGTTGGCTGCAGCATCGCCCAGTGATGCAAACTTCTTCATAACTTTACGATCAAACTGTGGCCCTTCGGCTCTCATTACTTCATTTTCAGCATGCTCTTGTCCCAAGTCCCATCCATTCTTAAGAATGTTGCGCGAGGCTTTCTTCAAATCTTTGTTTGTTGATGGCATGATCCTTAATTGCTGCACTGCTTTGGGGTCAGTGGACAACTCAGGCTCAGTCTTGACCTTGTTATCAATCCATGTCAACAGATCCCCCATTGTATCCGATAATTCTTTTTCACCTTGCCATTGCTGTACGTTTGTCGAACGGTCAATGGCGGCAAAGTCTACCCGGCGCTCTGCACGGTTGAACTTCTGATAATCTATTTTAATTATGGCCTCTGCACTCAGCTCTTCATCTGGTAGCTCGTCTTCGTCTTCAGCTTTCTTTATATCGGCATCGGTAGGCTCCCCAGCCTTGTCTTCGTCATTTTGCCCCTCGCCATTTGCATCGGCATCAGGAGTCACGGGTATAATAGGAGGCTGGGGAGGTTTAAATGGTTCGCCCTTTTCAGGCAGATTCAATAATTCACGCAAGTACTCTTCATCGCTTTCTGTTGCTTCAACAGCGCCCTTAGTTACTAGGTCGCCCCAGACAGTCGCGATAGTATTGATCATGGCTTGTGATAGTGGACTGAAAGTAAATTTGGGATATATTTTATCGCCAAAATTAAAGTCACCAATATCCATGAACAGTTGCTCATTCAATGTCTCGGCCAACTCTTCAGCCTCGGCATCGAGTAACCATAGAAAAGCTTCCAACTGCGTATCGCCCAGGGCACGTGATCCGCTCGATCCTGTTTCAGATAGCCCTAATAAGTTGGGCATCAACAATGCGACAGCCATAGCCTTATTATGCTTCTTGATAGCTATATCAAAGGCCGCAGTAGATGTAGGACTTTCAACAGTAAGATCATAAGCAGAGGGCATCAGTATACCGGTAGCTGTAGTTAAGTTCTGCATGATGTTCTGCAATTGCGTATATTTTGGATCACCTGGTTTCAATGCAGCACTGGCACTTTCAGGCTTGGCCCATATAAAGCCTCCTGCCATACGTTCTAGGTAGATGTTCTCCAGCTTGATTAACACATCCTTACTGAACCAGGAACGATATGCCTCCCTGATTTCTGCCTGTCCGTAGTACTCGTCTACTTCAGGATTATGAGTATGGTGGATAACGCGCTTGGGATTGACCTTTCTTTCTTCAGCATCGATGCGTTGCAACACTTCTTCCAGTTCACCATACTCATCGGTATTAAAAAAGAAAGTCTCAAAAGGCTTTTTAGTAAGCTTCCTTATACCCCAATAAGTATTCTTCTGATAATCAAAGGGTTGAAATGTCTTTTCGGTGATCGAAAAACCATGTTGCATCGATGCCATGATACATTTCAACGCTTTGCGGAATGACCCAGGCATCTTGGTGATTGAGTTACGAAATACAGCAACACGTAGCTCTTTATCAGCATCAGATAGATCAGTATCATCTTCAAATTGAAAACTCCACTTTCTTGAAGTCACTGCATTGCGCCTGAAGTGAACAACAGCCTTAAGCTGTTCATCCTTCATCATCTTTTTGTAAATCTCAAACCCTTGACGACCAATAAGATCATCAGGATTATAGCGGCCAAAGTCGCTTGAACTGTAAATCAGTGATTCAGATAATACTGTTGGGCTGCTCGGTGGCGTTGGAGTTTTGTTTTGAAATTCTTCGTTCACATTGATACCCCTGTGGCCATATATCCACCAAACACAACAACGTCTTCTTGGCTATTCCCTTCATACATAGGAACTTCAGTACTATACTGCATAGCACCACTGTCCGATCTGTCTGGGGAAGGCTGTCCTGCTTGTTTAATCTTGTCTTTTGTTTCCAAGTCATCAATGCGCTCATTAGCAACATTGCGTTTAATACTTAGCATATGAGCACGGAACTCTTCTTCATCATCGATAGCACCTTCAGTAATATGCACACGCCCTTCTTTAACATCATCATAATAAGCCATATAAGACTGCACCCTACGATTACGCCATCGAGTAGGGTCATCTGATGCTGCCCCCCCTATATACCTTATAACAGGAAGCCCCAACTCAATAGCTTTTCCTACTGTACCAGCGCCAACGCCTAACCCATCAACAACAACATCATCACCATTCTCAACATTACCTCCAAATCCTTCAAACATTTCTTTGGCTGCTCGTGCTGCTAAGATTGGGGCTTTACCAGGATCGAAATAGAATGCCTTCTGTTTCAATAATTGCTTAAACGTATCATAATGCCGCATAGCAGTGATCACTGTTGCATCTGCACCACCATCAGCCACATCCACAGTAACGCGCAATCTGGATATCGATCCATCTGATACTTCATCGATATCAAACATCTCTTCAATTAAATCAGGTTGGAAAAGTAGGTACTCATCAAATGATGCAAACTCACCAAAAGCACGAATAGCTGTAATAGCAGAATCCTTACCATACTTCTTCACCATTGTGTCTACCCATTCTTGGGTAATGTATTCAGAGTCCTCTGGCTTTATGTGCATCAAAAAATATAGTTCACTAATGCCACGCTTGCAATGATGATTGTAAAACTCACCTTCTAACCGGGTAGGGTTTCCAATCTCAACAGACACAGAACCGAGAGTAGTAAGAGCACCCTCGATAACAGGAAACATTGAATCTAATCTTCGTGCCGATGCTTCATCGATTAAAAACAATTGAGGCTCATCATGGTAGCCAGATAAGTTATCAGGATCACTCGCAGTTTCTGCCACCATACCCCAATCTGGATCTTTAAATAGAATAACTTCCCGGCCTAATACTTGCACACAGGATTTATAAACTGAATCAGCGTTACGCATAGCTTTTCTGTACCTAGGCCATAGGCGTTTAAGCAACTGTGCTTCTTTTGGCGCTGTTGCTGCTATCTTCCCATATGTGGTGAACCCCCATATATGAGCAAGCATGCCAAGGAATTGTGTCTTGCCAGGGCCATGACAGGAACGAATCGAGATACGTGGCAAACCTTTATGATTGACCTTAGTAGGTTGCCCCCTGGTTTTACGGCGAACATCAAACACTGCTTCAGTTGCTATTATCTGCCAAGGCTGTGCAGGGAAGTTAAGAACTTTATTATAAAACCAAGCTGGATCATCCTCAGCTCTAGCAGCAGCTTCTCTGAATATCTCTTGCTCAACATTAAGCGATTCAGCTGCCACTATCCTAGCGCCTCTTTCAAGAACTCAGCTAAGGGGGCCAATGGATTCTCACCATTTGGATCGACTAATTCAGTTGATTTTAATTCTGGAATTACAAATTTAAGGCGTCTGATATTAAGATCCACCTTTGCCTTGATTATATCCAAGCCAAGTTTTAAGCAGTCTAATTGATTTGCAATTACAACGAGCTCTTCTTTATCTTTGGCTGTGAGTTTCTTTTTGCGAGCCGATGCCATTGCAGCAAAAGTCTTTTCATACTCCTTGTGGCAAAGCTCAAGCTGCCTCACATACTCTATGCCCTTGAACTTAGCACGTATGGCTTCCTTCTGTATGATCTTGATTTTCTTAGCCCTAGTTGCTGCCATGATTATTAAATCTCTTCATTTGCTTAGCATGAAAGGGGTGTGGAAGGGATATCTAAATTCTAGCCCATCGAATGCCCAAAATCTACAACCGCGAAAGAAATCAACAAGTTACGGGTTTAACAGAAGTTTCAAGTTTGCTGTAACCAAAAATCGCTTTCAAAATCAAATACCTAAGTACTAATTACAGTAGTTACACTTTATTAATAATAATATTATATATATATATAATGATAATCTCTATAGGGGAACTGGAGTCGGTTTTTAGGAAAACCTGTAACCAGCTTAACTCTTTGAATTCTATAGTGCTTTATCATGTATAGCCGCATAACCAGAAACTTGTAACTAAGCTAATCCAGAGCTTTTTTAACCCGTTTAGTATATTAGCGTATTCTAATATAGTGATGTTGTTGCAACATTTTACCCTCTATGTATAATTAAAACGGGCTAACTAAACAATCAATGGGGCCATTGCCCACCAAAAATAGCATTCTCTTCTTGAGTTAGCCCTCGAATACGGTGCTATGGGCAATGGTTCCACCCTATATTAAGGGTGGTGATGTAATGCAAAAAATATACCAAATAGGCTTAAACGTTGATTTAATCAAGAAAGCCGA